TTTTTTGTTCATTCGATCACTGTGCTAATAGGCTGGGGTGCCGAGTATCAATCGCTAGCTGCCAGCAGGGCAGAAACCCCAACTACAATTGATAAAAAATGGCACATATAGAGCGCAAACCCTCTTCCATCATTCCCGCCTACAGGAACCCACCACGCATAATCGAAAGCTGCCCAAGCAAACATTGATGCCAGAGGCGCGAATACCATCAACAACCCAATAATCACGGCTAATACCTTCATCTCAATCTCCTTTGCTAAGTTGTTTACACTTCATCTTGTAATGCGCTATCAACTGCTTTAATTCTTCGTGTGTGTAGCGGTAGGTTCTGTTGTCGTTCTCCAGCGCTTCCACTCTTTCCACGCCTATCTTCTTAATCAGGTTGATGCGGTAGTTGGTAATGTTTCCGCTTAGCTTCCTGTTGCAATACTCGTTACACTGCTTGTGTACGTTGTCCTCATTGAATCTGAGGTGACTTGCTGCCTTCGTTGTCCGGTAATGCCCTGCTGCATACACAATGTTAGGGTTCCTGGTGCCACATGAGATACATGGCTCGTCCCTGTCCCGTAGACGAATGAACTTGTTGAACCAGAACTTGAGATCATCCTTCCTCTCTGTGAGCGTTTTGGCTTTGTCCTTGGCCTCGCGCGTCTGCTGCCGCTGCCTCTTTGCCTCTAGCCTTTCCTCTTTCTCCCTCTTCCTTCTTGCCGCCTCTGCTGCACACTTGATTGAACAAACCATCTGTGTGGTTTGGAAGAGAGGGAATAGTTGTTTGCATACAGAACATTTCTTTAGCTTGAGTTCGGTAGGCTTCAAGCTGCAATCTCCATCTGCCTGATTCCCCACTGCTGGGCCATGGCGTCCGCAATTCCCTGATAGGTGCGGCTGCGTTCCTTCCAGCGGTCGGGACCTGGTGGCATCTTGTGGATACGGTCCTCGCGGCCTTCAACAATGCTCGTGGGCTTGAGTGGATGTAGCCCTTTGAGCCACAGGCAAGTTGCCTTAGTCTCGCCGTGCCCGAACTGCCAGGGCTGAATGATCTGGTCTGGTTTTCTCCAGAGGCGCGACATGATGCAGACAGGGTTCTCTATGGCTATCTGTGGAATGTCTGCTTTCGCCAGCATCATGAAAAAGCTCACTGCGGCCTGTTGCCTGCCGTCTATGCGTTTTGCTTCGAAATGCCTTGCGCCGGATACGCTCAGATGGGTACATGGTGGATGCGCAATCATCAGGTCCCACGGATAATCCAGAACATCCCGGACATCGCCTTGATAGTGAGGCCCTGGCGCTTCCGCTGGCAGCAGGTCGCAGCTCATGGCTTCGTGGCCATTCTTGATAAAGGCATCACGGACAGCGCCGGAGTATTCGCAGGCAACGAGAACCCTCAAGCCGCCCTCCTCTCATGAAACTGAACGCCCATGCTTGCTCCGTCTGCGTAGACTTGCTCCAGGTAGAGGGCAAAGCCTTTAACCAGCAGGTCTTTAGTGGAGCCAACCAGAATGCGCTCACCATCTGGGCCTATGTCCCATTTCTGATAACCCTCTTTGCATAGCTCTGGGTCGTATTCTTCAGGCAAGCATTTGCGCTTGAAGTAGTCGTGCCAAACCTCTTGCGTGTAGGTTCTGCCGTTGATATAGGCTTGCTCGGATATGTCGGCTAATGGGCCAGACCACATGAGGCTGTTCTGGTCGGGCTTACGTACCTTCTGCTTCTCACGAATGACAACCTCGATAGGCTGCATAGGGTCTACAGGGGCTTGGTCAATAAGAAGCCGTGCAGTGGCTTTCTGCATATCGCCTACTAGGTGAATAGTCTTGGTGGGGTATTTGTCTCTCATGCGTCGTCTCTGCTTGCGAATTCGGAGCGCTCTATGGATTCATAGATAGAGGCGATACTTTGTTCATTAGGCTTCTGTGCTAATGGGCTGGGTTGCGGACTTGAAGATATGCGGGATCTTGCTATTTCAAACATATCCGCATCCTTCTCAATTCCAGTGAATGTTCTCTGCAGGTCGAAGCAGGCCACTCCTGCAGTCCCGCTACCCATCGAGTTGTCCAACACATGATCTCCCTCATTTGTGTATGTGCTGACCATATACCTAGCCAGCCAAAGAGGTTTTTGCGTTGGGTGAAGATTGCAATGCTGCTTGTCGCTAGGGCCTTTTAATACAGTCCTTGGGTATCTTTCTGTTGAGTCATACATGGTTGGTTCGAATTTCTGCGATCCGTAAACTGGCGTTTCGTCCTTTACCTTGATCGCAGTTTTGCGCTCGTGCCCACATGTCTTTATCGGGTTGTATGTAGGCTGTTTCTTGAAAAAAACCAAAACACTCTCATGGGCGCGCATAGGGGCTTTCTTTGCGTTAAGATGCCCTGTTGGGTGCGTCTTCTCCCATATCCACTCATACCGATACAACTTATGGTTGCTCATAATCAAACGGCTTGTGAATGGCTGCGCCGCGTGGAGAACTATCGCGCCATTAGGTTTAATCAAGCGCTCATACTCATGCCACAATTCCTCAAGGGGGATAACTGAATCCCACGGGCATTGAGTAGTGCCGTATGGCAGGTCTGCATAAATCATGTCAAAGCTGCAGCTATCAAAGCTGGGCAAAATGTCCAAGCAATCGCCGTTATACAAATTCACCCAATCCACTAAACTTCCTTTCTGATCCATGCCTATTTACCGAGTAACCGACAAAACCTGATTTGGGGAGATTTGGTTACGCTCCGTGGATACAGGTTGCCGAGCATCCGGCTTCATGAAGCAAATCCAATGAGTGTTGCTGCGCTTGCCGGAGATGTGTCCAACCAGCGGCTTAACCTCCGTTAGCTTCAGAATCTCGCTCGTCTTGATCTGAATCTCGTTCCACTTGAAAATCAGAACACCCTCAGGCTTGAGTACGCGGAATGCCTCTTTGAACCCTGCGGCAATGTCCTCTTGCCAAGTCTCATTCAGTACCCCGTATTTCTTGGCCATCCAGCTATTCTTGCCAAGCGCCTTCAGATGAGGCGGGTCGAACACCACAACGGAGAACGAGTTATCGGCAAACGGCAGCTCGGTGAAGTTGATGTGCATATCAGGGGCAATCTCCAGCTTGCGCCCATCGCATAGGGTGTGTTCTTCGGTGCGAATGTCTCCAAACAGAACGTCAGGGTTGGTGCGGTCGAAGTGGAACATCCGTGAACCGCAGCACATGTCTAAAATTGGTTTTTCCACCAAGCGTCCTTTCTGCAATGAATCAATCAACCGAGTAACCGAATGTCCCAAATCAACCTGCCATCTCCATATGCGCACATGAACCATTACCTATATGCGCCCCTTCACTTCTTCCTATCCAGGTGGCGTGTCTTTCCTCTACATGCCTGCCAACAGGCGGTGTATAGCGTTGGTACTCACTGAGGAATGAGAGCGGGCCTTGGGGCAGGATTGGATAGGTCACTGGCACCTTCGCCTCTGCAAGCAGCTTAAATATCTCGCTGCGGGTCATCTGGTTCGGCACAAACTGTTTCTCAGGATTGCGCTTGTACTTCCATGGCCTGGTGTCGCTAATCTTGATGACGCAATCGCCAAGCTCACGCAGATATTGGCAAACGGTCTTGTGATGAACGCCGACCAATTCGGCTATTTGCCCAGAGGTCATGAAGTCATTGCAGGTTGCGAGAATCATCTGCTTGGTAAAAACTGATTTGTGGTTGCTCATTTCTTCTCCGCTTCTAATCTGGTTTCTTCAAAACTACTGTGCCGACTCAGGCACTTGTTTTCGTGCCACAGCTCGTATATCCATTTGCCGTTCACCATGACCTTGCAGATTGAGTAATTCCCGCTCTTCCTGGCGTACTGTCCGTTTGGTTCCCATTTCACGCAGCCGCCTCTTGTGAGCCAATAGCCTCATGCGCGAATCTCAGGGCAATGTCTTGTACGCTTCGTGGGTCGGCCTGGTGCTGCTCGATGATCTTGTGCGCCCAGTCACGGTTCGTATTCCGATTCTTGACCGAGCGGAACGCCTGCTTGAGCTTTTGCTGGTTGGCTTCCATTTCCTCGGCGGTGAACTTGCGCGGCAATGCCTGATGTGCTGGCTGATGCTTGCGCTTCATGTCTCGGCACAGGTCGCGGAACTCAGGGAGCGTTGGAGGAAACTTGTTGTGGTCGGCGCAGTAGGTGATAGCGTCGCCAATGTCCTTCAGCGAGAAGCCATACAAACCGCCCTGCCACTCTTCCTTCACGGCATCCATGGGGATGTCTGCCCACATGTCAATCCAGTGCTTCCCGTACAGGCTCGCCATTCTCAGAAAGAGCCGGTCTATGGCTTGCGGGATAATGTTCTGCCTGTACATCAATGATTGTTCCTCGTTCATTTCCATTTGCTAGGTCTCCAAACATTTGTCGTGCGGTCTTACTGCGTTTCTCGTGAATCGTTTCTTTGTGTGGCGCATCCTGTGCCTTTGGCTTCAGGTAACTAGCTTCAAATCCAGCCCAGGACTTCTCACAACATTTCTGGACAACTTCCTCAAGCGATAAGCCTGCTTTAATTGCTTCGCGCTTCGTTGCGTCAAGGGCTTCTTCAGTCAGCGGCATGCGTTTCTTGCTACGTACGCTCAACCAGCTTTTAGCGAGCTTGTGTGGAACACCTTCAGCCACGAGAGAATCGAGTGCGCTATATGTTTTTTCTTTAATGCTTAAATTCTTTAATGTTTGTTTAGTGGTCGTTTGTTGGTCGTCTGCTGGTCGTTTGTTGGTCGACTGCTGGTCGCTGTGCTGGTCTATGTCCTGATAAAGTGCATAATTTTCAATGGTGTATACGCTGTATCTGTTGGTCGTTTCTATGCTGATAATCCCCAGGTCGTGAAGCCGTGACAGGGATGTACGAATTTCTCTTTCCGACTGCTTGAGCTTTCTTGCCAGCTCTATGCGTCCGCTGATGTACTGCCCTCTCTTCAGCTCAACAACTCCGGTACTGGTGCCAACTTTCTTGTCCTTATGTGTTGCGCTCAAAAGGATGTGCATGAACAGGGCAAGCGTGTTCGGAAGCTGAATGAGGCCGCTGTCCTCAATCTTTCTCCAAACCTTCACATACCCTCTATTCATGAATTAGCCTTTGTTATGCAACGCACCGAAACGAACTGAATACTTCTGCTTTAATCCGGCTTAATGGGCTTCGTATAACCTGCCTAGATGCCCCAAAAAGAATCGTCCTTATATTCGGGTGCGGCATTGATCCTCCAGGCGTTGAAGCGCTCCCAAAGCATCAGCCCTCCCCAGATAACTACTACCCAGAGAGTGCCGAACCCAATACAGGCCAG